TAAGATAACGGAACGCATCGGATGAATGGCTTGTCCAGTCGTGTTTGGGGCGATCCCTGAAAATCTTTTTATCATCATCCCATTCTCGTTGATATTGACGCAAACATTCGATGCCTTCTTCGCATCTATTATCAAACCATGCTCTAGTTAATGCAAGCCTTGTTGCTTGTATTCCATCCTGAAGTGACAGGTTTGGAACAATTTTTAGATGTTTTATGTCAATTTTTGCAGAAATTTGCTCGATTATGCTCTTACCACCACTTGCTAGTGTTTTTGCTCTTGCATCATGAGGCAAGTAATGGTAACCATATTTGTACCCAAACTCATCTTCTTTTTGGGCAAGTAAACCTGTGTAATAAGGGATGGCTTGACCATTGGATGAATGGTGATCCAGTACCCGTATCTCACCATAAACCACTTGAAACCACCATAATGCCGTAGTGTCATTAAATCCCAAGTCCCAAGCTGTATGGCAGGGGAACATAGGGTCATAGTCGACTGTCGTAATACGCTCAAGGTCAGTAAGCCTACGCATCTCTTGGCCATAGTACGCTCCAAGAATGGCCGCCTCGAATGAGCAAAGAAACTCTTGCTCGTACTGATTGGCAGACATTGACTGCTGGGCATCCAGTAATTCTGATTCAGGCAATAGGCCCGATTGATCTGCTCTTAGCGTCTTGACATACCAATTAGGGTTCTTTTGGGCTTCGTTATAGATGTCATAGAAGCTGTTATGGCCTTTAGGTGTACCAATGAATGTGGCCCAACCTTGTCTATCTGTCAGCAATGGGCGAACGATCTCTCCCCACAGTCGGGGCTTCATATCTGCGTACTCGTCTAGCACTACGCCATCAAGATACAAACCACGCAGGGCATCAGGGTTATCAGCACCAAATAGCCGTATCTTTGCCCCATTAACCAGTTCTACCCATAACTCAGACTGATTGGCTTTAACAATGGCTGGCTCTGCAAACTTAAGCAAGTAATCCCAAGCAATGTTCTTAGCTTGTGCGTAGTACGGGGCAATATAAGCGTATCTTGCATCAGGCTTATTCTCTGTGACTGCCCTACGGATCGTGTCGCAGATCGTGGCTACTGTCTTACCTGCTCGTCTATGGCAGACCAATACCGCCCAGCGTTGTTCTCTCTTGTGAAAGTCTAAGAACGCATCACGGGCTTTGTACGGATATTCGTACCTTTTGACTAATTCTTTCAATCTAGGAACTTGTGTTCGTGGATTACTTTAACTGGCTGTTCTTCATCACCTGAATGTTCAGTACGGGCCAACTTAGGTAAGTGGTATTCCATGACGGACTGAAGCATCCCAAATGCTTTCTCAGGATTAGGCAAAACAATGAATTTGTCATCTTCGTTTTTAACGCCCGTAGCGACCTGTTCTAGCCATTCTTGCATCTTGTGGGCATTACCCTCAACAAACATGGCAATTGCTTCCCTAGCCATCGCTGTGGACTTATTGGGGCTACCTTTAGGCCTACCCTTTGGATTATTTGTTTGTTGTTTAATGCTCATACCTTATCCAAGTAGTTGATTAAGATACATTAAGTTTATCAGCTAACCTGTTGTTTGTAAAACGCCTTCTCCCATTTCTTGTGACGGAAGTAGGGAATCCATATATACGGGAATAAGATAGACAGTCTAAGGATTGCCCAGTTAATGAACTTCCACGGCTGTGGTAATGGTCGCATGATGTCAAGAAACAGTACGGCTCTTATGCTGTCTGTGTCATTTAGTGCCATGTGGGTGTAAGTGTCATCAAACAATACGCACTTGCCTTCTTCCCAAAAGTACACCTCACCCCCGTTATGGAGTGAGCATTGCTGATACTCAGGTACTACAACCCCTAAGTGCATCCGCAGGATTCCTGACCACGGGCCTTCGTGTGGGTTTAGCAGTTTGCGTGGGCCAAGTACCGATATATAGGCTGATATGACATCTTTGTGCTTATCAACGATAGACATGGCTACTGGGCAGTATTGCTTGTTCTTGCCAAAGTTCACACCTGCGGCTTTGAAAAAGAACATACGCCAGCGGTCATCATTGCTTATGTAAGTCTGATCGGGGCTAATGCTTTGGAAGTTAGCAAACTCATCGTAACGCTTCAGCAATTCCTTGACTTCGGCTTGAATCGCTGGGAAGTTGCTTTCCAGTTCTTGCGTGATTGGATGTAGTTGCGGATCGTAAAACTTCTTGTCACCCCACAGACTGTGCTTGTGGAATGGCTTTTTAAGCAGTCGTTCAATCCAAAGGGTGTTAATTTCCACTATTTTGCTTGTCAAATAGCTTTTCTAGTATTGCCTTGCGGTTATCTTCATCAACCATCGGAACGGCTAACGCACCAGCAAGCAAATCAGGCTTGTTTACATCTGCTGGATTAAATGCGGCAAATCTTGAACGAACTTGGCTTGGATCAAAAGGTATTACAACTTGATGTCCAGTAACAGTACCGCCTTTACCACCTGTATCAATGATGCCGTTATAGCCTAGCTTTTTAAGCTGTTCTGTAACTTTGTCAGGAATAGATGTCCAAACATAAGAGTTTTTGCCTTCTTCCAAATCTTTGGCCAATTCATCTACCCATTGTTTTGGAGTAAAGCGTGAATTTTTACCCCATTGGTCAGGGCCGCCTTTTAATTTTGTTCTGTCGTTTTTAAATGCTTCTTGCAATGCTGGCAAAACTGTAGACTTTATTTCATCGGCATTTTCCGTTACCAATGGATTGGTTATACGGGCTTTGCCCAGCATGACACCTTCGGCAGATGTCCACGGGGCATTAGCTTGGCTAATTGGGTGTGGATAACCAGCCAATTTATATATGTCAGCCAATTCGCTAGGAATATAAGCATCCAATATGCCGCTTTCAGCATAAAGATTACGCAATGCTTTTAATGGATTGCCACCTGCTTCATGTTTTAGCGTGTAATCGTAATGTGATTGAGAAAATGGCATATTTTCAGATGTTGCATGAACGATAAATTTGCCAGTACCTTCTTCAGGATTTTCGTAACCAATTCTTCTAGCTTTGTCAGCTATTTCAGCCCGTTTAGCTTCGGGAAGGTGATACCAACTCTGTTCAACAGTCAATGGATTACGGCTTCTTGTATGCCCCAAATCTTTAGGAGATACCTCAAAATATCGTGAGAGATCGCCAGCATCATTTTCCATAATGCGGCTAGTATCTTGTTTGCCAACCGCATAGCTTGAAGCAACGGCAGGATTGTCAGTTCCGTAAGGCATAGGGCCTGAAGTAGCCCGTTTAGGGTTTAATGATTTACCTTCTAGCAACCTGTCAAGGCGTTCAGTACCATGATAGTAATCAATGTAACCTTGTGCGGCCGCCCGTTCTGCTGGAGTATTACCTTTAGCCAAACCTAAACCACCTTCTGATACTGGCAAAGCCGCTTGTTTTTCAGCAGATAACAATGCTTTTGCAGTTTTAATGGCATTAGTGCTACCCATTACTGCTGGCATATAGTTCTGTGTGAACTCTTGCATTGCTTCAGGGTAATAATTAGGATTTGGCTGACCAGTACCTAAATTGGTCTGAAACATACCATTCATTGTTTTATCCATTGCCCGTTGGTTTTCTTCCAACTTTTGTGGCAATGTGCGGAAATGCTCTTTGATCGGGTCAGCAAGTGCCGATTCGGTTGGGGGTGTGTAACCCCTGAGAGCATCTGCAAGCGTGGCCATTATTTAACTTCTTTGTCCAAGTCTTTAAGTTTGTTGGCAATAGCGGCTCTACGCTCTAAACGCAGACGCTGTTGCTTTTCAAGCGTAGTTTCTTTGTGCGGCTTAAGTAAGCTGTTTTCAGGCTTAATTTTTTCTTTGGTAAACATTACGCTTCTTCCGCATCACGCTTGCCAAGAAAGCGGCCATAGGCTTCTTCTAGCTTGGCTTTGCGGTCACCTTTAGCATTATCACGCTCTACATTAAGAGCAATGGCAAGTGCCTGTTTTTTAGGCTTACCAGCCTTCATTTCAGCCTTCATATTGCGGCCTACCGATGCTTCTGTGCCTGATTTGTCTAATGGCATGACTGATCCTTACTTAAGGTTAACTAGCTTGTATGTTGTTGTATTGATTAGATCAGCGATCTCATCGATGATGTTTTGCAATTCAGAATCTTGTGGCAAATCGTTGCGAGCCTCGCCCACAAAACCTTGTAATGATTTTAGATATTGAATTGGGTCTTTTGGTTGGTGGTAAACAGACGGGAATTTAGTGATTTTGCCGTATTTACCCATGTAGGATTCAACAAAGCTGTCAGTTAACTCAACAATTTCGTCATAATATTCGCCAAGTGCTTGATGTTTGGCGTAACTGTCGGTTGACCAATGGAAAAAATGCGTATTCGTAGCTGAATGTAGCATTGTGGCGGCAAATAAAGCGCAGTTTTCCATAGGAATCCTTATGTTATAGGTGTATTTTCCTCGATTTTATCAAGAATATCAATCATTACAAGCACACCACCGCCTTTTTTTATTTCGCCACGCTCGATGTGTAAAACATCAATTTGCTCATCGTCATCAAATACGCCAGCGTCAGCTAGTGCATCCCATAGGGCCTTGATTCTGTTGTCAATATCCTGCCTTCTGCGATCACGGGGATAAATAACGACCTTCATCTCAAGCCTAGCTTTACCCAGCTTTGGTACTCGATACTCAATTACATAATCGCTAACATCCGCTTTGTACTTTCGACCAGCGGCACTTATATTCATTCGATTGCGGAATATTGTGCGATAGCTGTTGACCGATGGCGGTAATGGCAGGTTAAGGACTAACATTTAGTAGCTTTTGCGTTTGCTCAAGGAGTTCTTCTTCCGTGACAGAATACTCCCTTTCAAAGCGT